CAGACAAAAGTTAATCACTGCGACCGTGTACATCGCCACGGCCAGAACCGAAAGAAGAATAATCACTGTCTTGTTCTTCATCTTGCTTGTTGTTTTTTAATTGTTGAAAAATAAATGGTTACTTAAAGTTGAGAGTTAGTAGGGATTCTCTCAGAAGATACCCTACTAAGTGCGACCCTCTTAGTAGGGTAAGTTTCAGACAGTATTAAAAAGCGTCACCGATTGAGATAACTCTGCCTGTACCAACGTTTCTGTTTGTTACGTGAAGAGTGAATAGTGAAGAGTGAAGAATTTGCTACCGCTTCTTGGCGTATGCGGCAAGAGCCTTGCTGATGTCCTTGCCGCTGATGCGGACAGGATTGTATTGCAATTCGCTGCCCTTGATGGTGGCTTCGAGCACTCCGAACTGCTCACGGGTCACAACCATTTCGGCATTTGGCAGACGATAGATGAAGCGACGCTCATAGGCTTTCGCCTTGCGCTTCCATTTGGTGTCGCGGCGGTATCGTGAGCCTGTGCGGTAGGCCTTCTTCATCTTGCGTGGCATCTTGCCCATTTCGCGCCTTATCTCCACGTCAACCTTGCTCGGCATATCGTTGAGCAGTTCGCGGATGGGGTCGCCCACGTTGGCCACTACGGCCTTGCCTGTTATCTCGTAAGAATGGCGCATCAGGTTCTGCCATCCTCCGCAGTCCTTTGTTGAGTAATCATCTTCGACGCTACAGGTCAGCGTACCTTCCTTGGCGAGTCCTACGGGCTTATCGCCGACCATGATTTTCACGCCTTGGTTGATGAATAGTTTTGCTTCTTCTCCCATGTGTCAGTCCTCCCTCCATGCTTTTATGAATATGTCGAAGTCGTTACCGTCTATCCATATCATTTCATTGAGTTTCTGCTGATACTCGAACATGATGCCGAATACGACATCTTTTGTCATACTCTCTGTAATGAGGTCTGTCATGCACACCACCTTAGAAGTATCTACCCACAGCGGCATGTTGTCGGGCTGTTGTGATAAATATTCCTTCAACCCTTTGCCCACGAGAGCCTTTGCTAACATACCCTCAATACCTTCTGCATTGTCCATCGTCTCGGCGACCTTTGCCGAGAATGTCCTTCGTGTAACTTTGATTTTTGCCATAGTTCCTTGATAATTCGTATAATTCGTGAAATTCGTAGTCGTTACTTGATTCTCTCTATTTCCTCCGCTGCCGCCTTGGCGATACCCATCATGGGGAAGTGGCGGGCGACGTAGTTCTCAATCTGTGCGCCGCGTGACGCTCGCCAGCCGGGCAGCATCGCAATGCCGTCGGCACGGGTCATCAGCAGCAGAAGGTCGTAGCACAGCACCACGGCATACGCCAGCCGCTTGCCCAGCACCCACTCCATCGCCCTGTATATCCACGGCCACCGACAGGCCCACACCCGACACGGGTTGATGCACCCGTACCCGTGCCGCCGCAGTATCCTCTCCGCCTCCCCGAACCGCCGCACATAGTCAGCCCGCTCCACCCCGGACATTGGGCCGCTGAGATAGACTTTACGCTTCGGCTTGCTCATTCTTCAGTCCTTTGGGGTTGAGTTCGATGAGTTCGTGCTTCAGTTGGTGGAACACTCGGTTGATGTCCTTCTGCTTCTGCTCAATCTCCAACCGCTCAGCCTTGATAGCGTTCAGTTGAATGTTGAGAGCCTGCTTCTGCGTCTCAATGAGTGTGCGCTGCTTGTTCAGTTCACGCAGTCGGTCGAGATATGGGTGGTTCTCGATGCTCTGCTGGTTGTTGATGGCGTGCATACGCTCATCGAACTCGATTTGATTGTCACATTTGACGGGTGCAAACATCACCCTGATTTCTTGTTCTGTCATAGTTCCTTGATTTTAATAATTCGTAAAATTAGTGTAATTCGTTGTTTTCCTCCTCTTTCTTGTGCTTCGTCACACCGCAAGCGTCGGCCAGCAGCGTCACCTTCTCGCAGAAGAAGTCCACCTGCGGCACCATCTCGTGAGGTGCCCAGTTGTACTTTGCCCGCTCTACGTTGCGGTCTATCATCTTGAAGAACTCCGTGCGCTGCTCGTCGCTGACGCAATTCTCTGTGACGAGGTAGTTGCACAAGTCCTTGAACGTCTCGGCCAGCTTCATGATGCAGTCGCGCTGCCACTCCGTTGACTTCGTGAGCAACAGCCGTCGGCGCGTCTCAGGCTGGCAGTCCTCGATGCACGTTGGCCGTCGGTGGCTCTCGCCTGGGAACGTGTCGAAGATGAAGATGCCGCTCAGGTCGCGGCGTTTCAGTTCTTTTGCCATAGTTACTTGATATTTAATTGTTATTACTATTCCATAGCAGCCAGTTCCTCGTCGGAGGTCTTGCTGACTATCTCGGTGGCGATGGCGGTCATGTACTCGTCGGCAAACTGCTGTTGCTCTTCGTGGGTCATAGACGGTGCGGCATGTAGTCGCTCGTCCCACTCTTCGCTGATGGCTTCCTCAGCCCAGAACACGCGGTTTGCAATAAACTTCCACCGCTCGATTGCTTCTTGTCTTGTCATAATTCTTTCAATTTCTTCAAAATTTTGCCATTTTTCGTGTTATTTCTCGATTTTTCCTTCCGAAAGATCAAAACAATATAAAGCGTCCACGAGGGCTGCCACATTGTCCATCTTGTGCGTTTTTTGTGGCCCGCCCTTGCAAATCCGGCGCAGGTTGGAGGTGGTCAGCTCAACGCCGGTGTTGCCGAACTGCCACGGCCACATGGGATTCTCTGAAAAGTTTATCCAAGGGTCGGCGTCGAATATCATGGTCTCCAGTTCCGAGATGCGCGGGGTCTGTGACAGCGTGGTCTGCGCCACGGGGATGATCATCTGCTCAATGGTCGAGGTCTCAATGCCCAGCGTGTATAGCCATGCCTTGAGGGTGTTGAGCGGCCATTTGCTCTGTGCGGGGTCGTAGCCGAACATGACCATGTTGATGCCCTGCTTCACGCGCTCGGCCAGGGCGTTCATGGCATAGGTGCTGTCGAACGTCTCGCCGGGGCAGACGTGGAGCCAGCCTTGCTGCTCCCATATCTCGTAAAGCGGTCGGTTCGGGCTTTCCTTCATGGTGGCTTCGAGCACCCATGCGTCCATGTCGGCGAAGAAACGGCCTGCCATCGTGCCGCCTGGGATGTAGTTCACACTCAGGTAGGTGATGGCAAAGAGGTCGTCGCCGTGCGAGAAGTCGAGACCGACGAACGTCTGCCAGCCCTTGGCATAGGTGCAATCGGTCACGCGCTTCGGCACCTGTAGGCGACGGATGCGGTCGGGCTTCATCCACAACTCCACGCGCCCAATCTGGTAAACGTTGAACAGCTTGGCCTTCAGCTCTTGGATCTTGGTAATGTCAGATTGCGCCTCACTAATCCAAGCGTCGTAGCTGCTGTGCTGAACGATGAGTCCGAGCATCGGGTTCACCTTTATCCTTAACGACTCTTTAGTGAGGATGGTCTGCTCGTCGCGCTCCCATTGGTCGGGCTCCAGACAGAGGCACAGGCGGCGGTCACTCTCGAAGTCGGCCTCCGTGTAGTTCAGTTCTCGCTCCAGCGTGCGGTGCAGTGCGTCGAGCTTCTCCATGAACGGCCCTTGCGTGATGGTGCCTGCCGTGGTGGTGGTGAAGGTCATCGGCTCGCGCCGTGGTCCCATAGATGACTGGATGACGTTCACCAGCGAAAGCATGTCGCTCTTGCCGTTGGTGTAGGCAGCCGAGCCGTACTCGTCGGCACAACACAACTGGGCAAACATACCATCCTTCGTCTTGCCACCTGCCGAGAGGGGACGCACTGACGAGTCGTGTACCGTCTTGAAGGCTTGCTTCCAGTCGGTCACGGTCTGCGTCGAGCGGATGCGGTTGCCCGTCTGGTCCATCTGCATGATGAGTTGGCGGGTGCGCGAGTAGAGCAGCTTCGCCTGGTCGCTCGAGTTGGCACAGCAATAAATCTCCGCGTTGTCATCCTCAAAGAAGAAAAACTCAAACTGGATGTATGCCGCCAGTCCCGTCTTGTCAGTCTTACGAGGGCCGAAGTAGGTGAAGTCGGTGCATACACGGCGGTAGTCCCACACGGTGCCGTCCTTCACGCGCTCCGTGGGCAGCAGTTCGGCTCGTTCGTCAGCACTCACTCGGGTATCAACCCACGAATAGAAGCCATAGACGGATGCGAGCACGAACACCTGGAACGGTTGCCAGCGATACACCTGTGCGCCACTCGTTCCGGGGCATTTCAGTCCACCGCTGACGTGTCGCCACCGTCGGCCCTCACGTCGCCACTCACCTTCGCGCAGTCGGATGACCGTTTGCACCTTCTTCGTGTTGAAATTGTAGGTGTCAAGCATACGCAGGAACTTGGCTGCTCCCAGCAACTCATAGACGTTGTGGTGGTCGTCGGTGCTGTCGGGGTCGGCATTCGAGTGGGCTATCAGGTCGCGGAAGTATTCGTCGAGCCGTGGGTCGATGTCCTTCAGCGTGTCCGTCTTGCCCTCGTAGCGCGTCTTCAGCAAGTCGATGGCGGCGAGTTTCTGTGCTTGAAATTCTGTCAGTTCGTTGTTCATAGTTCTGGTACTTCAGTCATTCCTTGTCGTGCGTCGCTGAGCATGTTGGCCAGCCCGTCCTTTTCAGCGTCCACACCGCTTGCCGCGTCTTCCTTCATCTTCGATACGGTCGAGTTGTAGTTCAGGCCCAGGGCGGTGAGGTCGGCGGTCAGTGTGCGCTCCAGCTTTTCGAGCGATGTCAGTCGGGGGTCGATGGTCTCGGTCATCTGCTTCGTTGAGCCTTGGCCGAAACGCATAAAACTGCGCTCCTCGTCGAGTTCAGCCGCCAGTCGGTCGCGCATCTGCCACAGGCGGGCGGTCTTCTCTATCTGGAGGTCGAGCCACGAGTCAACCGTCTTGCGTCGCTCATAGATGGCCTTGCGGATGCGCTTCTCGTAGTCCTTGACGGGCTTCAGCATGTGACGGTTCCACCATGTGGCACCCCACAGGATAGCCTCGGTCATGCGCTCGTCGCCGTTCTCCTGACGCACGTACTTCCGTGCGTCGATGTCGAGTTGTTCACGTATTGCTTTCTTCATGTCTTGCGGAATTTGAATTTCGGTTGGTTCTTCACCTGTTGCTCCATCTCGTAGGGCAGCCGGTACTTGGTGTAGGTGTCCGTCGGCATACCGAACAGACGGCCCGGCAGCGTCATCCATGCCTGCCAGAGTAGGTCACAGGGTCGGTGCCACAAGTGACCGCCCTCCTTCACCTTCTTGGCCGACACGGTGATGCCCTTCGACTTCAGCCGTGGGAACGATAGCCGCTGCTGTCCCTGTTCGTCGAGCACGGGGTGGCCGTTGTCGTCGGTCAGCGCGTCGAAGATGCCCAGGCAGTAGTATCGCTCGCGCACTCCCTTGCGCCTTTCGTCGTCGGGGATGATGCCCACCAGCGGACACAGTTCGCAGCGGTCGGGCTGTTCAGGTGGCAGCTTCCGTGGGGTGTAGTAGGTCTTTGGCATGTTATTTCTTATTATGTTGCGGTCGGGTTATAAAGTGCGAATCGGCAAACTTGCGATGGTATGTTACGATGCGGGAAAAATAGGATTTTCAAAAAAATCCGTGTTAACTCAGAGG